TGTGGATCCATCCGGATATTGAAGTTTCCGGGGGGAGATGCAAGCGTTTGCGATCTTTTTCTCAGCATCAGACCAATGTAGCACGTCGGCCATAGCCTCCACTGCGATTTTAGCAGCGTCATGAGGAATTTGGTCGGTAGCAGCACTTAGGTCTGCCGAGTAAACCCATGTTCTAGTTATATATGAGAGTCTTTTCTTAATTCGGTAGATCACTTTCGCAGCACTGTTTTCGGATAGTGTAGCTTGAGTGGCTGGTAATCTTGAGAGTAAGGATAGTACTTGGTCACCCATTGGTGTGCCGAGTACAATAAGGCATGAAGGGGATTTAGTAACCACTCTGACTTTATAACCAAACTCCGGAACAAGTTCGACTTGTCCGGGAAGTTCTTCGAGGTTCTCTAACTCGTTGAACTCTTCTAAGGCAGCAATCCGTATGAGGTCCTGGTACGCGTCAGCGCCAGTGATTTCCCTGAGAATTTCAGGATGTTCCTCGTCTGATTTAACGTATACGTATGGTAGTTCTGCCCCAAATTGTTTGGAGATTTTGTCTTTGTAGTGGCCAAAGATTCCGCCGCCTTTTCGACCTTTCTCAAGGCAACCTGACAGCTGTATCTTTGCTTTAAAAGGGATGGTGTCCGGCTTTCTAAGCTTCTGACTTAGACTTTGAACCTTTCTGAGCTTGTTACGTACGAAGGTACGGAACTCGTTGAGAAGTTCTTGGTTAGTGCTCTTTTCTGTAAGCAATCTTTCCTTATGGGCTACCTGTGCCTTCTCGAAGAGTTTTGAATTCTTTGGGTTTGGTTCAGGGAGGCCTCGGGTTAGACCTGCGAAAGTTAAGAGTGAACGGATGGAAGTGGTGTGAGTTTTAAACTGTCCTTTTAGATAGGTAAAGATTGATGGGTAGTTATCATGGTAAGGTTGTTTGTCGTTCATTGCTTTCTTCTGTGTTTCAAGTGTCCAAAACTTGATCACAGCACACGCTTCATCGGCTGTGGAGCCTCGAGTGTGGAGAGCAATGTTGAGCCAATCAACCACCATGCGCTTAATTCCATCTGCAGCTAATCTACTGGATTTTCCAGAAAGCTCGAGGGCCTTCTTTAGGAAGGTCAAGCGGATTGCCCCAGCAAGCCTCAAATAGATTCTATCAAGGTAAGACCTGGTGTCTCGTGTTAATCCATTGTAAGAATCGAGTATTCTTCTAAACTTGTTTGGTCGCGACTTATGCCAGTGAACCGATGGTAGGTTCCGAGCATTTTTGTGTTGCAAAACACATTTCTGCTTTGTTAATTTATTGGCGTAAGCATCCTTCCGAATCAAGTGGATGAAAGATTTGAGAAGCAGCGGGAGCTGGAACGTAGGTGCTGCGGAGGAGAGGATAGGTTTGAGACGCTGACTGAGAGATGGTATACTTTTATTGTCTTTATGAATGTCTGTAGTTATTCTTGTCTTGTTACTCTTTGGAGCCTGCTTTCTGGATTTCGTGACGGGTAAGCTCTTAGTACCGGTGGTGATTCTTTGTCCACCGGGATCGAGTCTTGTTCCGGTTGC